GCTCCTCGTCGTCTCGATGTACGGCCTCGATCTCGCGGACGTGTGCGGCGAGCAGCCGCTGGGTATCGATCCAGTGCCAGCCCCAGACGCCGAACGGGGCGAGCGCCATGACGGCGACGACGGGCCAGTAGATCATCATTGCCCTCCACGGAGCTGCAGGCCGCCGCCAAGAGTCATGGCCATGATTAGCTGGCGTGGATCGGGTCCGAAGGCATCGCCGAGTCCAACCATCTTATCGCAGCACCTCCACCGAGAGCGGCGCACCGGCCGCATGCCGCGCCACGCGCCGCGCCTTGAGCCGCCGGGCGAGCCACAGCGCCGCGACGGCCGCCAGCATGACGCCCCCGAGCCAAGGGTGCTCGGCAACGAGCCCGGCGACGGCCTTGGCCGAGGCGACGGCCTTGTCAATCCATGTCAATGCGTCGGGATTGACAACGGGTGCCGCCGGCGCCGCCGTGCTCTGCAGAGCGTCGGCCGCCGCGGCGCCCCCGACCGCGACGGCCGCTCCCCCTACCCCTGCAAGCTCGAGCCTGTCGGCCATGCGCACCTCCGTCGAGCCGGCCTGGCGCAGCGCCGGCACGGTCGCTGCCACAGGCCAGCGGAAGGCCAGCGCTTCGTCGATCCGCGCCTCGTCGACGGCCACCTGGTCGCCCAGGTTGCCTGAGACGCGGCGCACCGTGCCGCGGGCAGCGTCCACGTCGACGACGATGCCGACATGCCCCTGCCAGGCCGCCCCGCGCGGCCACACGCCGATCGCGCCGGGCTGAGGCGCGCAAGCGATGCCGTAGGTGAGGTAGGACCGCGCCAGCAGGGCCGTGTCGTGCGGCGGCAGCGGGTAGCGGGCGCGCGCGAGCATGGCGCCGACGAACGCCGCGCACCAGGCCACGGCGTCATGGGCCTGCGGCTGGCCGGCGTCGCGGTAGTAGGCGAGCACGAGCGGGTTGTCGGCCGCGCCCGGCGCCTCCTTGGTGCCCACCTCGGCGAGGGCGAGGTCGAGCCAGGGCGCCGCGCTGATGGCTGGCATGGTTCCTCATCTGTTCGGGTTGCGGGATATTCGGTGAGCGGGTAGCGTGAGGGCGATATTCCAGGCTACGGATTGGACGCGATGACCCCGTTTGGACCTGCAAACTACCCAGATCAATCACAGGCTGCGCGGCCTGCTTCTCCGGTATCGCCCGAGCAATCCGTATCCTGGGGCATAAAAATTCTCGCTTGGTCCATTCTTTTGATACTCGGCCCGCTGCTCATAATGCATCTAGAGTATCTTATTGTTCTTTTCATCGCGGCACTGATATTAAAACTCATCAACTATTGTAGATATGGAAGCTTCTGATGATCGAAGCGTGGGGCAGGGTGCCGGTTCTTCTGCGATATGCGGCCTATGTCTTTGTCACTGTTTCATTCGGAGAAGCCGCAACGCGCTTGCTACTTTTCTTTGCCTCCTAGCGTCTCCATGGAAGAAAGCGCCCAGCTCCGGCCTGCCCACGGGGAATGCGCGGCGGGCCTGCGGGCACCGGCGGTTGCGGATTGAGCAGCGCATCAAGCCGCCCCCGCTCCGCGTCAGCTTCCAGAACCGATGGGCGAAGCCTGCTGCGGCTGAAATTGGCCTCAAGTTGTCCGGCTGCAGTGCCGCCTAACGTACCTTGTCCTGTCCGCCACATGAAATTGGCATCCGCCACGGCCTGCCTCGCTGCTTCCACTCGCTGAACGTTGGCGGGAGTGGCGCCATCTGGCTTCGAAAGCTCTTCTTCGGCGGCGTGCAGCTCGTTATTCGCATGAATGAGATTCACGCCACCGTATCCCATTTCGCCCAGGCTGAGGAGAGCACCTGGTGCCGAGGGCCCGTAGTTGGCAACGGCCCCGGCAAGGCCGGTAGGCGGCGCATAGAGCTGGCCAGGCGGTACAGCATTCTGATTAGTCGCCCACGGGAACGGCTGCCGGCCGGACTGGAAGCCGAACGGCGCCTGGGTATTGGGGGCGCCTTCCGACCAGAATTGATTAACGCGCGCGATCCTGGCCGGGACATCATCGGCCTGCCCGGCGGCCATCTGGCCGCTCAGGGTATTGGCCCTCCCCGCCACCTCGCGCTGCTCGCGCGCCATGAAACGGCCGAGCCCGAACCGGCCGCCGCCGCCAAGTAATAGGCCAATGCCATATCCGAGCGGCGTGCCATAGCTCTCCATGAAGCTCGGCTGCATGTTCTTGAGCCGCTCGGAGCCTTCCCGCACCAGCTCGGCTGAGCGTTCGCCTTCGGCTCGCACACGCTCTTCCTGCTGTTGCTGTAGCCTGATCTTCTCGCGCTCGGCATCCGTCTTGGCCTTCTGCAGCTCCAGCATTTTATCCTGCTGGCGCTGCTGCGCCCGCCGACTCTCAATGTCCTGCAGCTGCGCATTGGCCCGCTGCGTCTCCGGTCCCATCAGACCGTCAATCGGGCCAGCATAGAGCCCTTCCTGCTGCAGTTTCCTTTGCAATGCACGCACAGCATCGCTCGGCTCCGTCGGTGCATTAAGGCGTGGCTTCAGCGGCGGCTCCGCGGCAGCCGCCGGCTGAAAGAGACTACCGACCGTTGGCGCCACGAGCCCTCCGAGGGCGAGAGCCGTTGCCGGCATCCCCCGGAGAGAAAGAGCCGCCAGCGGTGCGATGCCTGCCGCCCATCGGCCCGATTCTGCGATGTCCGCCGCCTCCTGCGGCGATTGTGGCATGGCCCCGCCCTGAGCTGTTGGGAACTGCGGCGGCACGAACTGCATTGGCGGCTGCCTTTGAAGAAAGCCTCCGGTTGCGAATATCGACGGATCGGGCATCCCCGGAAAGCCCATGACCGAGGAGCCATAGCCGAAAGGGATATAGGGATCTGCCATGCTACACGTCCGTCCGTCCCTGTGCCGCCACCGCGCCCGCGGTCGAGGGCACGGCGAAGCCCTGCACGCGGTTGAGGTACTGCGCCAGCTGCTTCGCGCGGTTGGCGCCCATGCGCGCGATCACCCGCTCCACCGTCTGTCGTCGCGTCTCGGGGTTGGCGTCGAGCAGGCCGCGCGCGATCTGCGCTGACAGCTCCTGCCGCATGCCGAAGACGCGATTGAGCGCATGCCGGGCGACGTTGAAGGCGATGGCCGTCGGGCTGCCGCCGGAATGGTAGATCTCGGTGATCGTGGACAGCGCCCGGTAGGCCTGGTCGTCGGCCAGCCGCTCCGCCGTGGGCGAGCCGCCGACGGCCTTATTGCGCGTCTCGATCATACGCGCCTCGTTTTCGCGCCAGGCGCCGAAGCGCTCGGGACGGTTGGCGAAAGTCGCGCCGCCCCGATTGCTGCGAGGGATGATCTCAGACAGCAGGTTCTCCATGCGCGGCGTGTTGAACAGCCTCAGTCGGTCGGCGCCCGTCAGACCGGTCTCCGCCTTGTCGAGGTAACCGGTGTAGAGCCCCAGGCGGAACGCTTTCTGATTCCCCTCGCCGGGAATCGCGTTGTAGTGCTCCAGCCCGATCTCGGAGCCTTCCTTCCATGCCGCTCGCCCTAGCTCGTAGGCGTCCCTGGTCTCCATGGGCGAGGAGAATTCGGCCCGTGCCCGGCCGTAGAGCGCGCCGGCATTGTTGGTCGGAATGGCGTCCACCGCATCGAGCATATCGTTCTTGAACATGGTAAGCACGCGCGCGGCCTCGGCATTGGTCCGCTCGGACAACTTGTCCTGCAGCTTGGCGATGCGGGCGTCGAGCAGGAAGCGCTTGTTGCGGTCGAACTGCTCCAGATTGCGCGACTTGCCGAAGGTGGCCATCAGGTTGCGCAACATTTTCTGCACGGGCTCGGCTTGATTGGCGATGCGGTTCTCCCAGCGCTGGAAAACGGGCGCCAGGGCGCCCGGCACGTCTGCGTCACGCCCCGCCCAGTAGGCCCAGCCGTAGGTACGATTGGCGTTCGTCCTGGCTGCATCGACGATGGCGTCGGCCGTCGTCTTGCCGGTGAGCTGATGGCCGTGAAAGCCGAAGTCCTCGATGTTGAGGAAACGACGCAGTGCGTCGCCTATGCGGGCGAACTGGCCGCCGGGCACGAAGCTGCGGGCGGGCGTGCCAAAGCTGGTCCCCAGCGTTCTCTGGGCCTCAGTGCCGGTCATCTCCGGCGCGCCGCGCACCCGTGTCGGCAGCCCACGCGCCGCCAGCCCGGCGGTCTCCTCAGCCGGCGCGAAGCCCGTCTGCCGCGCACGCAGGAACGACGCCACATCGTTCGCGGCTTCGGTCGATTGGCGCGCGGCTGATCCCAGCAGGCGCTGCATGGCCGGGTGCGTCTCGGCCAGCGTCGTGACGTCCTGGGCCATGCTGCCGGGCCTGCCGGCGTAGGCATAGGCGGCATAGGCGGGGCTGCCGGGCGTCTCGCGGCCGGCGATCAGTCTCTCCAGGTCCGCGGGTCTGACACCACCTGACACGGCGGCGTTGGCCATTGCCTGTTCGGCCGCCGCCGCCTCCGGCGCAATCGGCGCGCCGCCGTCGGCGATCCACTGCACTGCCGGCATCGGCTGCCCTGAGCCGGCCGGCGGAGGCGGGAAGAAGCGTTCGCGCACCTGCGCCGAGCGCCGCGCCACCTCGGGGCTGAACGCGCGCTGCGCGCCCCTCGCCAAGCCACTTGCGCCGGCCAGCGCAGGCGGGATGACGGCCCCGGTCGCGGCGCCGGCCTCTGCGCCGCCTACGGCGCCCCGCAGCCTGCTCTCCAGCCCGCCCTCGGCCGCGCCGGCCCCTGCAGCAGCCCCCGCACCTGCTCCCAGGACCGCCGAGCGTCCTGCGGCACGGGCGAGCGTCTCAGCGCCTCCCACCCAGCGCGCCGCCGCAGCACCGGGCCCGAGGGCGAACAGCGGCAGCCCGCCGGCGAGATTGGCCGTTAGTGCCGTGCCGGGGTTCTCCTGCGCGAATGCCTCATTCTGCCGGCGGATGCTCTCGACGGTCTTGCCGTAGGGCTCGCCGCGCAGCAGCTTGCGCGCCGCGGCCTCGATCTCATCGGCGGTGTTGAATGTCAGGCCCTGCGCCGCTTGCCGGCCCACGCCCTTGAGATAGCTGCCCCAGCCCTGCTCCGGCGAGGAGAGGCCGATCTTGCTGGCGAACTCCTCCTTGGGCATGTCGGCGTAGAACTTGGCATGGATCGCATCGCCCAGCTGCGCATCGGTCATGTCCCCGTACTGCGGGAACTGCCGGCGGAGATCGGCGATGGTGACAGCGGCTGCCTCGGCCATCAGCGGATGCCCAGCGGGTCATTGGCGGTCGGGCTGGACGAGGGGCCCTGGCCAGCGCCGTACTGCTCCTGGAACGCTGCCTGCAGCCGCTTCTGAGTGCGCTGCACGTAGGCCTCGATGCGCTGCAGCTGCTCGCGGAATGCCTGCGGAGACATCTTGGGATCAAGTCGCGCGAGGGAATCCTGCAGGATGGCATTCTCCCGGTCGGATACCTGCCCCAGCGCGCCGCCGGTCGGGGAAGCCTGGCGCATGGCCTGCAACGAAGTAAGACCGGCGGCCGACTTCAGGCTCTCAATGCGAGACGCAATGTCGTAGCTCACTGTGCCGGGCGTGTGACGCATCAGCATGGAGCCGGTGCCGTACAGCGGGAAATGGCCTCCAACCGCCCACCCCAGATTTTTGTCCTCGCGGATTTGCCGCGCCAGCCGTCCCATCGCATCCAGATCGCCCATGACGCTCGTCAGCTGTGAACGGGCCTGCGGCAGATGCGCCAGTTGCGTGGCTTGTGCCTGGGCATAGGTCGTCTCGCCGGCCCGCTGCGGAGCCCGCTGGGCCGCCGCGATCTGCTCCACCGACTCCAGGCGGTTGCCGAGGAGATCGGCCGCCACCGCGCCGCGCTCCATGGGCGACAGCGCCGGACGCGCAGCCGGCGCAGCGGCCAGTGCCGGTGCTGGGGCTGCTGCGGCCGGAGCGGCGCCGGCTCCCGCAATAGTTGGCGGGGCTGCGCCCGGCGCTGCCGGGGGGCCGGCCGGGGCGCCCGTGGCCGGCAGAGTGCCGGCATCCTGCGTTCCGCCCCCCATGCCGGGAATCAGGCCGGCAATGAGCCCGGCCTTCTGCATCTGCATCCGCAGCAATTCCTGTTGCTGGCCGCGGAAGAAGGCGTATTTCCAAAGCTCCGGCAGCCCTGCCTCGGGGCCGGCGGCATAGACCTGCTGCGCCATCTCCGGGCTGAGCCCCGCCAGCAACGGGTGCTGCATATTGGGCTGCCCCTGCGGGAAGGCCGCGGCCCATACCTTGTCCATGACGGCGCGCCGCTGCTGCTGGCGCTCGTATTCCGTCTGCTCGCGCCGCGACTTCTGGGCGAGCAGACCCGCCTGCGCCGCGTTGGGCCCCCACGCGCCGCCCGGCGGCGTGCCGAGGATGGACAGGCCCATCAGGAAGGCCGGGCTGTTGATCCAGCTGCCCAGCCTGTCGCCGAAGCTCGGCTGCGCCGGCGCGGGGTTATTGGCAGCCTGCGCCGCCGTCGCGCCGCGCACGATCGCATCGGCATCGGGCGCTTGCGTTACCGTCGTGTTCCATGGGTTGCCCAGCTTGCCGGCCGCCATGGGTATTTGCGGCGGCGAGGTGGCATAGTCCGAGCCGATGCCGCCGCCCGGCGCGCCGAATGGCGCCGTGGCACCCAGGGCGCGAATGCCAGCGAGCAGTTGCTCGCCCGATGGCGGCGGGCCCGGCCTCGCGGGCATGCTGCCGCCGGTAAGCGAGTCGGTCTGGCTGCGCGGCGGGCCGCCGCCGATGAGGCCGCCGGCCATAAGCTGATTGGCGGTCGGCGGGCTTTGTGCCCCGGCGGTGGCCGCGGCAGGATCGAGCCAGGTTGCTTCCTCGGCCCGCCGGTTGGCGAGTCCACGGTTGGGCTGGCCGCCGGCGTTGACGTACTGCAGGAAGAGATCACGCGCACGGCCCCAATCGCCGGCGCGCACGGCCCCGCCAAGTCCGCTGTTCATCCAGGACGGTCCGGCGTTGTAGGTGAGCGATGTCAGCGCCGCCTCCTGCCCCGGCGTCATTGCCGCGCCCAGCCCGCGGACCTGGCCCTGCGCGGCGCCAAGCTCGCTCGTGAGGCGCCGGTTGGCCTCGTCCTGGCCGATGGTCTCATTGGGCCCGGCCGCCCGTGTGCCATAGCCGCTGGTCCATTGCCGCACATCCCAATAGGGGTTCGGGTTGAACCCCTCGAAGCGGCGGATGGCGTCGAGGTAGTAGTCAGAGAGACCGGTCATATCGGGAACGGACCATTCTTGCCGAATAGGCTGCCGGCTGTGAGCCCGATACCAGCGATCATCTGCAGGGGGCTCATGCTCGATGTAGCCGTGGTCGTGCCTTTCTGCCCCAGCGAGGCAAGGCCGCCCATCTGGCTGAGATATTGGTTCAGGTTCACGTCGCCAAGAGAGGCGAGTCCGGCCTGCTGGCCGACGGCCTGGCTCTGCAGTCCGCGCTCGGTGTTGTACTGGCTGAACAGCGGCTGGGCGAGCGCCGACGTGAAGCCCTGCGAGAGCGCGCCGGCCAGGCCGCTGGCATTGGCGCTGGTGCCGCGGCCGGCACGAGAGAACATGGACGATACCGCTGGCGCGACCTGGCCCCAGATGGACTGCGACAGCTGTCCCAGATAGGGGTTACTGCTGGGATCGAGGTACTGCCCGCCCAGCACATCGTTCGTATAGCCCTTGGCCGCCGCCAGCGGATCGCCGCCGGCCTGCGCCGTCTGATAGCTCTGCTCGATGCGCGGGATGGCATTATTCGTCAGCGGCCCCTGGGTCGGTCCCCACGGTCCCGTGTCCGTCTTCTGCGTCTGGCTGCTCGATCCCATCTATCCGCTTCTCCAGCGTCACCGCCGCCTCAGTCCACCCGGCGCCCGCCAGGCGCCGCACCCATCCCCTGCGGCCGATCAGGCTCAGCCGCACGCAATTCCAGTCCCGCGCCCATTGGGCGATATCCGCCTCCAGGTGCGCCCACGTCCCGAACCGCTCGCCGGCAACCACCACAATGTTGCACGTCCGCCCGCGCTCGCTCTCGATCAGCTCAGTGATGCAGCACCCGACCGGCTTCGTGTCCCATGCCAGCCAGAGCTGCATGCTGCCCTTGTCGAGGTGCGCCCGGATGTCCTCGGGGCCGAGGTCGGCGTTGCCGCGTGCCAGCGCCGCATAGACCCATGCCGCGATGTGCGGCCAGGCCTTGCCGACCTTGGCCGGCAGAACCGGCACCGCACGCATCAGACCGAGGCGCCGATGAACTCGACCACGACGCAGATGCCATCGGCGCCGTCTGCGCCGGCCGTCTCATTGCTGCTGATCGCAGCGCCACCGCCGCCACCGCTGCCTGGCGCCTTGCCCGTCTGAGGCGCCACGACGCCGCTCGATCCTCCACGACGGCCACCCTTGCCGCCGCCGCCCCAGAACGAGGCGCCGCCATCTCCACCGATTGCGATGTTGTTGCCGGTATTGAGCGCGGCAGCATTCCCGCCGTCGCCGCCGGTCAGGTTGATGAGCCCGCCCGTGGGCACTCCGCCTGTGCCGCCGGCTGCAATGCCGTCGGTCGTCGTCTGCAAGCCGGCACCAAGGCCGCCGCCAGTCGCGGTGTGCAGCGCACCGAATGTCGTGTTGCCGCCGGCCGTGCCGTTCGCGCCGGTTGAGGCCGCCCCGCCCGTGCCCTTGGCGCCAACCGTGACTGTCTGGCTCGCCCCGATCTGGGCTGCAGTGAAGAGTTCTATACAGGTTCCGCCTGCGGCACCGCCCGCGCCGCCGGCTGTCGATCCGCCGTCGTTCGCATCGGCCCCGCCTCCACCTCCGCCAGCACCGGTCGAAAAGACCAGCGCAAACACCATGTTGGCCGTCGGCGTATAGGTATTGGCACCAGATGTCGTGAAGGACTGGACGGCAACGCTCGCGAACAGACTGGGAACGAGCGTCAGCAAATCGGAAATGTCACTCTCGGCCCCGGAAAGGAATGCCCCCTTGCGCAGCTCGGCAGTTGTGTCTTGCGCCCAGCGCCAGAGTGCTTCAGGGTCCTTGCCTTGCGGGTTCTTCCAACGGGTATCGAGGGCCATTTTATGTCAGATTCTGCAGCCGACGTTCATCTCACCAGCGGTCCTATAAGCGGGGATTGGCTCGTCGTTGGGTGGTTCACGCCCGACTACTACAAGCTCGCCGCTCATTTTTCAGCCAATCTCACCGAGCACGGCATACCCTTCCATCTCTGGTTGAAGCCCAAGCTCGGCAAGGGCTGGAACACACTGCGCAAGCCGTCCGTCGTTCTGGAAACCATGGACGCCTATCCCGGTAAGACGCTGGTCCTCATGGACGTGGATTGCAGGGTGAACGGGGACATTGCTCCGGCGACCGAATTTTCCGGCGATGTGGCGATCACGATCTTCGGCCGCTGGGTCCGCCTGTTCTGGCCGCCGCACAAGCGGCTCACCATGAAGGTGTCGTCTCGGGTCGTCGTTTTCCGGCCCACCGAGGGGGCCCGCATCTTCGCCCAGGAATGGGAGCGGCAGTGCAAGATCGCGCACTACTCCGGCGACGAGGTTGCCATGGGGCGCGCCTTTCTGCGCGGCCTGCAAGGCGTATCCTTTGCCCATCTCAATTCGCGCTACTCCGCCAACGATGCTCTCGGCAGCGACATGGTAGGACACGAAAGCGCTCATGCTGCTATGTTCCCCAAACCCTCCGATTGGCTCAAGGCTATTGAAAAGCGCGTCTTCCGTACCGGTCGTACCAAGCGAGCAAAGGCTGCCCGGCTCTCCGCGCCCTAGGCCATATCCCCGAATACGACGAAGCCGAAGGCCGCATCCTTGTCGCCGCCGTCGAATGCCCGTTTCGTCGTGACGTCAAAGACCGTTGCGGACACAACCGCCCAGCTGACAAGGCACGAATTGCCCGGAATGCCATCAGTTACCGCGCTTGCCACGACCCAATAATTCGTATCCGCCATGGCGTTGGTCAGCGTCACGCGATAGACGCCCGTGCCGGTCTGGCTTACGGATGCGACGTTGTAGGCTGTGCCCACAACGCTGCCGCTTGAATTCACGCGGCCAGCCGCTTTCACATGCCCAGGATGGAAGTGCTGCCGCGAGGCCACCACGACCTTCGTCGTACTGGCAGCCTCCATCTCGGCCTGCGTCGCGCTGCGCAGGCTGTAGTTGGTGCCGGCGCTGTCCCGCCAACGCAGATCGGTGACACCCGCGCCATCGTCCTGCGCGTAGAGCCGCCCCGTATCCGCCGCCGGATCGCCCGGCGAGGCGTTCTCGGCGAAGTCGGCGAACATGCTCGTCACCAGCGCTGCCGGTGCCGTCATCATGAACCACTGGTCAGGCGAAGACTTGTAGACGACCGTCACCGGCTGGCCCGAGATGATGTCCCCGGCCGCCAGTGCCGAGCCGTTGAAGCGCTTGATGGACTTGGCGCCCAGGCTGTTCAGGTTCAGCGTCGCCGCGCCGGTGTTGGTGAAATTGGCTGTCCAGGTCATTATTATATTGTTTGCAAGCGCGCTAATTGTGCGAGTGCTTGTAATGGCGTAGGCGTTAGACGAGCCGGTCGCCGTGACGCTGCCGTTCGTATCGCGGAACCAGCGGGCCAAAATCCCTTCCAGAGCGCGCGCACTGTCGTTAATAGTGCCGCCCAGCATTCCTTCCGGGAATCTGGCAGTATTATTGGCGTCGGTGGGATCGAGGTCGGTTATTTCTGCCACGGTTCCGATTTCCTGCTATGCTTGATGCTTGGCTGGGCCCGGCGAGGCGGGGCATGGCTTGGCGGGGCGCGGCCAGGTATGGCAAGGCGAGCCGCGGCGGGGCCGGGCGCGGCATGGCAGGGCAAGGGCGCCGATGGCGCAATGGGGCAGCGGTGCGCTCGTCATCGCTGCCCCGTCTGCACCGCCGTCACATGCACGCCCTCGGCCCTGCGCCAGGCCGCGCCAGCGCCTACCTGCAGTCGCACCGAGCCGAACCGCGCATCCGTGCGAGCCGGGCAGAAGCCGGCCCGGTTCATCTGCGCCGGCGAGGTATAGACCTTGGCCTCGCCCGGCAGCGCCTTGCGGTAGCCGATCGAGGCGGAGACCGAGCCGGCCGGGAAGTCGCCCATGGGCCAGACCTCCGTCACCAGCCCGCGCCGGCCAGGCGAGAACTCGCTTTCCTTGGTCTCCATCGTCGCCGCCCGCGCGTTGCCGGTGAACAGCCCCAGACGATGGGTGGAGCTCTGCACGCCCGCCAGCCGGCGGCGCCGATCATCGAGCACGCCGCTATCGATGTTGAACGAGGCCACTGGCTCGTCGTCGATGCTCTGGTCCCAGAAGCCGCTCGACAGGTCGATGGTCTCAGGCTCCGCGGGCGTATCGAACAGGTGCTCCAAGTCGATCTCGTCGTGTGTCCAGCGCCCGTCGCGGATCGAATAAATCAGCAGCTCAGAGATGAGCTGCGACGAGCCGGCGGGGAAGCCGAACACGGCGAGCTTGCGGATGCCGTCGATCCCTACGCAGATCTTGTGCCTGTAGGCGTAATTGAGTCGGCCGGTGAAGTAGGTATCCACCTTGCCCTGGCCGATAGGGGTCGAGGCCTGGCCGTCGAAGACATAGAAGCCGTCATCCGCGACATAGAAGATCAGCCGCCCATAGGCCGCCGCGCCGTTACGCGCAATGCACCCGCGGGCCTTCTCCACGTAGTCCTGGCCGAAGTCGAAGATGACGGGCGGACCGACATAGATCGCGCGGCGAATGGCGCGCTCCTGGAAGATGGCCGCGTAGTCGAGGCCGATCAGCACCTGGATCTCGCCCTGCTCCTGATCGAGTTCCTGATTACCGGCCTGCGTCGTGGCATCGGGCGTCCACTCGGAGAAGTCGTTGAACGCAGACCAGTGGGCCGTGAAATCCTTGCCCATCATCAGGAAATCGCCCACGCGCGCCACGCTGGTTGCATTGGCCGGCGCCTCGGTGATGTCGGCAAAGTCGACCGGGCTCGATGTGCCCATGAAGCGGAACTGCGGCTGCTCGGAGCCGGCGACCGCGACCGCGTTGTCGCCGAACTGGGCGAACTGCCATCCGTCATCGCTGCCGAGGCTGTAGCCGCTGGCATTCGACACATCCGTCGCCGCCCGGCTCTGCAGTTCGTAGAGCTTGCTGGCGTCGCCCATGAAGATGTGCGGCACCTTGGTGCTGTCGTAGACCGCCCTGGCGCCCACGCAGACGGCCGCTGTCTCGGCATCGGCGTCATAGTCCTGTATGTCCGGGAACGGCGCGTACTGCCCGGCCTGGCTGATGACGCCCCTGGCCTCGGCCGCAGGGTTGGTCCGGTCGCTCAGGTCGGGCTGCCACTCGGCAAAGGCGAGAGGGGTCGGGTCGGCCATCAGCGCGCCTGCTGCTGCAGGATGCTGTACCAGGGCGACCATGGCAGGTACTGCCGGCCATCCTCGCTCTGGATCAGCGGCAAGGTGCGCAGCACCTGCAGCCCGCGCATTACGTCGTCCGGATGGTAGAAGCCGCCCTGCTCGTTCCACGCCCCGCCGACAGGCACCGCGGACCGGCCGGGCGTCATCATCCGGAAGGCATCGGCGAGGCCGGCCATCACAGCGACCACGCCCGCATGCGGCCGGTGAAGGCCTGCGCCGCCATCTTGCGCTTGGCCGAGGCCGGTTCGGGATTGCCGCCCGCTTCGATCAGCCGCTGCCGCGCCAGTGCAAAGCCGTCGGTGTCGCGGATGATGTCGCGGTAGAGCAGCATCTCAGCCTGCGCCCGGATGATTGGGGCCCCATCCGTCATCCAGCCGTTCGTGTCGGCATCGGCGCTGAGCGGGTTCGGCCCGAGGCGGGCGAGCCCCATTAGGTCGAGCGTATAGACGGCATCGGGGATGGGAAAGATGCGCAGCTGTCCACCGTAGATTGTATAATCCGCCGGCTGGCCCTGGTAGGTAGAGGACTGCCACTCGTTGATGCGCTGCTGGGTGCGCGGGCAGAGCCGATAGGGCTGGCTGTTGACGGTCGCGGTGATGTCGTCGACCTCGATCAGCAGCTCGCCCGTCTCCAGCGCCGCGCCGTCCTGGTCGAGCAGCGTCGGCTCGGCGAGGTCGTAGTACTGCTGGCCGGCCACGGTAAGGAGTTGGTAGCGCTTCTCGTTGAACTTGTGGCGCTCGCCTTCCTGCAGCTCGATGGCATCGTTGATCGCGTTCTGGATCTGGCTCGACAGGTCGTCCCGCAGCGTGTCGTCCGCGATGCGGGTCTGCATGGCGAGGAAGGTGCTCATTCGAGAGCCGGCCCATCAGGCAGAAGATAGGACGAGAGCCGCAACGGCCCAACGGAAAGCCATGTTCGTTGCCCGTTGTGCCGCGCTCCACACACCCAACAGAACGGCGCAAACCCGCTTTCGGCGTAGCTTTTGGGGGTCATAAAAAAAATGGAGACTGCAAAAACCGCCTCTGGCTGCCACATTTGCTCGATCAGAAAAGGCCCGGAAAACGTCCACTTGCCCCAGCCATAATCCTTCGCAAGAGCGTCCTGCGGGGTGCCCACGCTCTGAGCTCGAGCGAATGACCAACGCGACTGAAGGGCGGCCGAAATGCTTCTTCTCCTCGGCCAGGATAGCATGAACCCCACGCCATAGCTGCGCGCTGCAAGTGCAATTGCCGTGCTCATTCCGCAGCCTCGCGCACCGGTCCCCATGGCATGCCGTAAGCCTCGATCATCGCCGCGATCTGCCGGTCGTTGCCGCCGTCGCGATTGTGCTGCGACCAGAGCCCGTCGGCGCCCGTCGGCAGGTCCTCGATGGGATCGCCGCCGATGACGCGGAACGTCGAGCCGCCGAGCAGCCCCATCCAGTACCACCAGATGTCGTCGTTCATGGGCGCCAGCGCCTGCGCGCCAGCCATGTCGGCGACGGCCTGATACATGGCGCCCGGCGGCACCAGCATGCCGTGGCAGGACGTGGGGAACAGATTGGGCAGGGCTGGGAGTGCGTTCTGCTCCAGCAGGGCATGGGCGAGGGGCCAGGAATTATAGGCAGAAGGCGCCGGCCCGTGAACGAAGCTCATCTTGCGTGCCCGCCGCAGCAGAATTTCCTTCACGGGCCAGCGCGAAGCCTCGACGAAGCTCCGCACCCATGTCCGCGGATACATCAGGTCGTCATCGGCCGTCAGCACGAAGGCGCCCGGATATTCCCGCAGCGCCGGGATCAGCTTCTTGTACGAGCGTAGATCCTCGCACTGCCGGATCGTGAGTCCGTCGAGCCGCAGGATGTCGCTCGGCAGGTTCGCGAACTCGCTGCGGGCGAGCCAGAGCACCACGGCGTCGGGCTTCATATCCTGCGCGAGCAGGCTGTCGAGCGCCTGCCGCAGCATCGAGAACCGCGGCGGATGCGAGGTGAGCGAGACGATGAGCTGCCCCGGCAGAGTATGCCTGGGGTCGGCGGCCGGCCGCTGCAGGGCTGTCGGCGTCGCGATCGCCCACCGCTTCTTGCCGCCGGCCCTGATGTCGACGACATGGCCGGCCTTCTGCAGCATCTCGATGAGATCGCTGCTCGTGCCCACGTCATCGACGATGAGCGTCGCCGCCCTGATCCTCGTGCGCAGGGCCCATACCGCCGTCCGACGTTGCGGCGAGAAGTAGGGGCCATCGACCAGCACCAGGCCGAACGTATCGGGGATCTCGGCCTCGCCGTAGGCAACTTCGTCGGCCTTCGGGCCAATCGGCACCAGCGGGGCGTAGTGCAAGATCACGTTCTTGATGCCGAGCCGATCGAGGGCCGAGGCGGTCTGGCGCCATGACGGCAGATTGTCCTCCAGCGTATGCACGGCCTGGCCCGTGCCCTGCAGCGCCAGCCCCAGCACCAGGGTCGTGAGGCCCGAGCCCATCTCCAGCACGGGAGCAATTGCGCCGCGTGCGCGCCCCCACAGCTCGGCAAGCGCAGCCGGCTCCAGCGTCATTGGACTGCCGAGCGGACTGCGGCCGGCGAAGATGTCCCAGCCCTCGAACAGCGCCGCGAAGATCTCAGGCTCGGCCTTGCCGGTCTTCAACGCCTCCACCGCCGCGACGAACGATGGCGTGAGTACGCCCTGCTCGGTGCGCAGATGGTTGCCGAAGTGGCCGACCCAGACCTTGCTGCCGGCATGGCTGAACTTCATGTCCGGGTCGACGAACACGCCGAAGCCGGCCGCGCGCGCCTTCAGGCACAACACGTAGTCGCCGGACTGGTAGTCGTTGCCGGCATGGACCTCCACGGGAATGCCCATCTCCCGCGGCCAGCCGCGTTCGACAATGCGCGCGACCGGATGGACGGGATTCTTCTCCTCGTCCTGCGGGTTCGGCCACCAGCAGCGGGGCGAGCCCGTCTGCCGCAGCCCGCCGGCGCGCTCGACCTCGGCCAGCCGCTCCAGCACGGCGCGGCGGATGCGCATGAAGCCGGTCGCCGCCTTCTCCATCTCGAACAGGTTGGCCTCATTGGCGCCTAACCCCTCGAACTGGCCGGCCACGAATGGATAGGTCTCAATATCGTTCTTGTGCCGGTAGACGCCGGCCACGATATCGCCAGGCGCCATCAGCAGGTCGATAATGCCCTTGGCGTCCCATCCCATGTCGGCATCGATGAAGAACAGATCGGTGTACCGATGACGGCAGTGCGGCGCCTCGCTCGCCGGCCGTTCCCACTTCAGGAAGTCGCGGATGATGCCATTGCGCACGTCGTCGACGTGGCAGGAGCCCTGCACCTGCAGGAAATCGAACTGGATGCCGGCGCGGGAAAGTGTCTCCACTGTGGCAGCCATCGACTTGGAATGGTTGCACTCGGGATGGCTCGCGGCCGGCGTCGCCAGCAGCACATAGTAGGGAGACGGCGCCAGTGGCGCCGCCCCGATATACAGATAATAGCCGCTCACTCGGTACTCCTCGGTCAGGTTTCGAACTGCGGCGAGACGACGTAGGCAATGGCGATGTCGAAGATGCCCGCCGTCGGCTTGGTCGTCGTCATGCCTGTCTGCGTGATGTAGAGGTCCGTGTCCTGCGTGAAGTTCACGGATTTGACGCCGGTCGGCACCTGCACGGTCGTCGAGGTGCCCTCGGCGATGCCGGCAGCACCGACGAGCGAGCTCTTCGCAGCCGTGGTGCCAATCCACAGCTGACGGGCGCCGCCGGTCGGCGTCTCATTCGTCTTCTTGTAGACGGCGACGACCATGGCGCCCTTCGGGATGGTTCCGATGAGGAACTGCGTCCCGTTGGTGTCCGTGGCATCGCCGGCATCGTGCCGCTTCTCCAGGAATGAGACCTGGAGGCCGATCGGCTTCCGCGCGGTAGTTCCAACTGCCATTGTGGCCTCCTCTCAGCTGTGAGCCGCGGCGTAGGACGACATGACCACGGTGCCGAAGTCATGGTCCGTTCCGCTCTCGGCATAGGTCGATTTCTTCAGGCCCGAGATGCAGCCGGCCTTGACGCCCAGCTTGTTGCCGTAGTCGAACCGCTGCTCGAACCAGTCGTAGCTGGACTTGTCGTGGCCGATGCCGAAGCCGGCGACGGCCGCCTGCGCGCCGCAGAGGATGGCCCTGCGGGTATTGGCGAAGGCGAGGCCCGTCGAACTGCTCACGCCCTTCGGAACGTGCGTAGACTCGTGCAGGATGCAGCCATTGTACTCGCCCAGTGCGCCGTTGAAGATGCCGTTGTCCATCTCCCCGCCCTGGATGCGCGACTTCTGCAGGTCGTACCAGAGCACCGGGTGCGCCGTGTCCGAGCTGGCCTTGGTGCGCAGGTCCGTCACCTGGTAGGGGTGCAGGAACACCACGAAGTAGGGCTTGCCCCCGACCATGATCGGTCGGATCGGGTTCCGCCCGGTGCCGGTCTGGGCCACCTTCGCATTCTCGATCGCCTTGTCGATGAGGATCAGCGAGAACACGTTCGAGGTCGTGAGCGACTGGTCTGCCGTCAGCCCGGAGCCAGCCCGCACGATGCGCGTGGGCGCAGTGATCGTGTTGTGGCCGTTGTACTCCGAGCCCGTGGCATCGGTGTCTGAGCTGGCCGTCCCCGTCGTGTTGCCCGGCGTGAAGCCGGCGAGGTGATAGAAGCCCCAGATGTCCCAGCGCTCGGCCCACCAGTCGGCGAGGCCGTCCATGCACTCGTTGCGGATGTCGAACGTCACCCGCTGCTCGGTCATGGCGCCGTCGGAACGGCCGGCATGGCGGAGCTGATTGATCACCAGGTCCTGGGTGAACGTGGAGAGGCTCTCCTCGTTGCCTTCCAGGTTGGCGTCGCCGACGACGCCGCGTCCCTTCATCTGCTTGCGCAGGGTCACGCGGATGCGGTCGCCCGCGCTCTTGTTAGTCTCGTTCTTGATGGTGATCATCGAGTCCGAGCCGTCGCCCATGAAGCGCTTCATGTAGGTGCGCTTCAGAGCCTCCCGGTCGAGCTTCCGGGACCAGAGCTTGACGGTCTCGGCATCGTTGAGATTGTATGAGGTATCTGCCATTTGGGCACACCATGAGTGCGGCCCGGCGCGCCTCCTTCAGCTGCCGGGCTGATTGGTCCTATGGGTTGCGGTGTGCTCGGATTGACGGCCCGAACGGCCGATGGCATTCGCTCACGGTGCGAGCCGGAGAACCGCCGGCCTTTGACGCGGGCCGGGCTCGCATGCCGCGGATGACGCCCCGCGGCGCGGCGAACTCTATTCGTCTTCCAGGACAGCGAGGCGCGCCCTCAGCGCAGCCTTCTCGCGTTCCTTGCCGATTTGCCTCGTGCGGGCTTCCCATTCGAGCTTGGCCTGCCGCTCCTCGTCGGCCGCCTGCTCGACGAGCGCGTTGTGTCGCCTGCCGGCCGCCGCGCGCAGCTGGTCGTACTCATTGCGCAGCCGCTCTTTCCACTCGATGTTATTGACGTAGTGCCAGGCGATCTCGACATCGCCGGCCCCACCGATCTCGGCCACTTCCTTGAGCCAGGCGCGGAAGCTCTGCAGCGTGAGCCCCACGGGCCTCGGTACGAGATAGCCTCTGCCGGCATGGCGACGCTCAGCCAGCGCTTGCAGCTTCTCCGTCGCGGTCTGAGGCTTGGGCGGCGCCTTCGCTGCCACGCGCCGGGCCGGCTCGCTCATCAGCCGAGCCTCCCCTGCCGGCGCATCTCCTCCCATACCTTATCCGCCGCCTCCGGGTCCTCGATGAACAGGTCCGACAGGTCTTTGATCGACATGTCCTGCGCGCCCTTGCGCCCCGAGCCGCCGGAGATGGTGGTGGCGGCCTTGGTGCCCCGCTTGGCCATCTCGATAATATTCTTGCCCTTGTCCGCCGGCGCCTTGCCGTTGGCCTTGGCCTGATAGCCGCGGTCCAGCGCCAGATTGTAGTACACCTGCGCCGGCGACAGCCCGAGCTGCAGGGCCTGCACGGCCACCGCCTGCCGATCATGGTTGAGGGTGGCGAGCTTCAGGTCCCGCGGCGTGCGGAAACCCTGCTGCTGCGCGTACTGCACAGCATAGGGCGCGGCATCGGGATACATGCGGTCCAGCTCCTTGATGCGCTGGCCCTCCAAATAACCGCAGGCGTCCCAATAGTCGGCCTTATGGTCGGGGTTCTTGGGATCGAGGATATCGGTCTCTGAGCGCTGTACCAGCTGGAACAGCTGCTGCTGCTGCTGGGCCGCCTGGAACTGCTCGGCCGTCTGCCTCGTGCCGGTACGTGCCTCAGTGAGCTGCTGTTCCAGCGCGGCGATCTTGGCCGTGAAGTGCCCGATGGGATCTTCCTCCACATCAGGGAGCTGCGGCTCGTCCTTCTTCGGCTCGTCTTTCTGCTGCTGGCGCTCGGCCCGGCTGCGGTTGACGAGTTCCATGATGCCGTTGAGACGCTCGTCCGATGCCTTGGCGCGTTCCCTGGCCTCGCGGAGGGCCTTCTGTACGTTCTCGTGCTCGGTATAGGGCACATATTCCGGCTTGGCCTTGTCGGGCTCCGCAGGCTCTGCAGGCGGCTCCGCCGGCGTCTCGGGCTCGCCGCCTTCCGGCTCTATCTCCAGTTCCCTGGCCAGAGCGGCATACTTCTCGGTATCCGGATCGGGCGGCGGGGCATTGTCGACAGTCGATGCGCTCGGTGCGGCTTCTGGCATGCTCTCCTCAGTCGTTCAGGAAGTAGCGGCGGATGATCCACCACTCCTCGTCCTCGTTCGGCCCCGCCTGTGACAGGGCCGGCTTTGCGCGCGGCGCCGACGCCGGCGCCGGCTGGGGCGCCATGCGCTCGATCCTTGCGGCCTGCGCCAGTCCCGCGCCTCCGGGCGGCCTCGCCGATACCGGCTGCGGCTCGGCCTCCTGCCGCGGCTCGGTTGCGGGCGGCTCTGGACGCTCCGGCGGCCCGGCGGGCCGCAGCCGCTCTTCCCAGTCCCACCCGTCATCGGCGACGTTAGGATACGGATAATAGCGCTTGCGTCTGCGCTTATAGCCGCCTCCGCCGCCGCCCGCCGATGCCGCGATGGGCTCGGGCGGCTCGGGCTCAGGCTCGGCAGCCGGCCCGAACGAGGCGGCCACGGCCGCCATGGTGTTGCCAGCGCCGCCGACAATGTTCGGGAACGAGATGCCGACGGCGAGCGGCGCCTGCGCATCGGCGGCGGCATAATCGGCAGCGCTCGGATGCGTATTGCCGAAGATATTGTTGAGCTCGGACCGCTCCGTGAAGCCGGACCAGACGACTTCATTCGGATTGCTCGGCAGCGCGAAGCAGATGACGCCGCCAAAGGCGATGCCGCCCGCCGGCACATCGAGGCCCAGATCGCCATCGTGCTCGGCACCGTTGATGAACGAGTCCTCGCCGGTGTCGACGGCGGCGCTCAGGTCCGCGCCGGTAATGGCGAATACATCGATATGGCTGTTGTAGAGGTTGCCGGAGGCCGTGACCTCTATGTCAGCCGTCGTTCCCGTCGGCTTTGACGCCAGCACCCAGATTGATGCCAGGCCCGCGCCGTCGCTGCTGCCGGCCGCGCGGGTGACGATCTTCTGCGCAGCCTCGCCATCGACCGTCACGCCCGTTATGTCGGCCGTGGCGCCGTTCTTGAGCGCCTTGATGGCGAGGCCGAGCCCGCGGTCCGCCGCCTCCGTGCCGATGGCGACCCCGCTGTGCGTGAAGGTCGTGCCGGTCGAGACGATCGAATCGCTGTCGGCCCAGGCGATGGCCGCCGCCATCTCAGGCCTCCGCGATCTCCGTCATGCGGCCGGCCTCGTCGCGCGTGATCTTGAGCCGCCGGCCGCGGCGCGGCTTCTCCTCGGCGGCACCGGCGGCCGGCTTCATGGACGATTTGGCCTTGTCGGTCTTCAGCTTCTGAGCATCGGCGTCGCGCTGATGGGAGAGCTTCTGCTCGTCCGTCGCCTGCTGCATGGCCAGCTTCTGGCTGTGCGCTTCCGCGTCCGCGGCAGCCTTGGCCTGCGTCGCCTGTACGTCCACCTGCAGCTTGGCGAGCGAGCCCTCGATCTCCAGCTGGTTCTTCGCCTGCATGGCCTGGATCTCGGCCGCGGCTTTGCCCTTCTCGATCTCGGCCCGCTCGCGCTCGATCTCCAGTTGCTGGGCGGCCTTCTGCTGCTCGATCTGCGCCGACTGCGCGTCGGCCTCCATCTTCGCCTGCATCTGGGCCTTCTGGCCCTCGACCTGCGCCTGGATCTTGACCATCTCCGGATCGGGCGGCGGAGGCTGCTGCGCCTGTTTGGAGATGATGTCGTTGATCTTGCCCGAGACGTTGGACGGCAGCGGGCTGTACTCGATCAGCACCTGCCACATCTCCGGCGGCACGTTCATCTTGGCCAACAGCGGCAGCATGGCCTGCAGCATCGCCCAGGTCTGCTCACGCTGATTGGGCGACATCGGCGCGTCATCGACGATCACATCGTAGGTAGCCGTGTCGGACTGCCT